AGCTAGTTTTACATAGTTACCTACATAATCATAGTTAGGCACTGTATTTTTAACTATGTCAGCTGCTTCTTCTTTTATTTCTCGTGTAGTTTTGCTTACATTATTTTTAGTGTATGCATTTTTTAATCTACCATATTCACCTGCGTAGTTTAATATTTTAAAGAAATCATCCTCTGCAATGTATTGACCTTGAAATCTTCTAAAAGCTCCTTTAGCAAAAGATTGAAGTCTACTCATCATAGGCTTAAGACCTGAGTCTATATCAACAGATTTAGCACCAAAGCCCATATCTCTAAATAAATTTTTTAAATCTCCCACCTGTACTTGAGAGTTTACTACACCAAGCTCTAATAATTCTCTATATAAAGCTTCTTGTTCTTTGGTAGATCTTTCACCAAATCTAAGTATTCCAGCCGCTGTACGTGGACCTAAACCTCCTAATGCTTCATCAAAACCTTGTTGTACTAGTTTTGGATTAAACATAATTCCATTTGCTGCACTAAATGCAGCTGCACTAATAAAGTTTCTTAAGTGTGTTGGTATAGATAAAACTGTTTTAGCAAGTTGTGATACGCCTTTAGGAAATAAAAGAAGAGATCTATATAAAGTTGTGGCTGCATTTTTAGCTACGTTTGTTTGATCCACTGTTTCAAGAATACCACGAGAATTTAATTTACCCTGAACACCAGTTGCATTTTTAAGAGCTTCTTTTATTTCTCTTGTAGTAAATTTTTTAGCCAAAGGATTAGAAATTATACCATTTTGAGTTAATTCACTCATTAAATCATCTAATGGAACTATGTCAGCTACATTATTTGTAGCTCTTGCTGCTTCTTTTTGTGATCCCCAAAAAAATCCTCTACCTATCGGAGGTCCTCCAAGAGCTGTCTTTTGAATTTCAGAATTTGTTTTATTTATATCATCTAAAAATTTAACAGTTCTACCTAAAGAAGATAGTGCACCCATCCCTTGAATAATTGTATATCTTGGATCTGAAAACTTACCAAAAAATTTTTGAAAAACTTCTTTATCAGCATCTTTTATAGTAATTTTTTTATTCATTACCTTTATTGTTCCCCCTAAATCTACTAATTGAGTAAATGCTTTTTCGGTCTGTCCTTCCATTGTTGAATTAGTATAAGTTTTATTAGGTAAAGCAGGGGGTTTTTTCATTTTAGAAACTTGTTCTAATATTTCATCCGCTAACATCTCTGCGTCTTTTCTAAACTCTATGTCATCAACAAGAGTTGTTCCATTAGTTTCAGCTAAACTACGTCTTATAACATTAACTGTATCATTGTATACTTGGTCAGTGGGTAGATATCTTTTAAATCCTAAAATACCTTTTTGTTCAAATATATTATAAGTGTTACCTATAAAAGATTTTATACGATCAGCTGTAATTCCTTTTATTTCTTTTGTTACCTCTCCAGCTTTAGCTGGAGGTGCAGCTCCTTCTATAACGTTTATTAAACTATTAAACTCACTTCTTGCATCGTTTAAAACATCTTTAATTCTTAATCTTGCTTCTTTGCTAATATTTTTTTCTTTAAGAGCATCAACTAAGTTATCTAATCTATTTACATTAATTCCTTTACCTAAATCTCCTTCTAATAAAAGTTCATTAAGCTGTTTCATAAATTCATCTTTTTCTTTTGTTAAAGATTTATCATATACGTGTTTTAATTCTGGAAAGATGTTATTAATTTCTTTAGTAATATTTTTAAAAAGTCTTTGAGCTTCATTTATATCCCCTGCTTTTAAACCTCCAAAACTTCTCACACCTTCAAATAGTTCTCTAGTAAGGCCTCCTTCAGGTGTAACTGTAGAAGCTATTTTAGCTAAAGCTCTATTAAATCTAGAACTACTGTAAGCTAATTCTTTACCTTGTGTTGCTAGAAGCTTGGCGCTTTTACCCACACCCGCTACAAAGGGCACAACCAATAAAGACTCAGAACCAAACTTTACTCTATTTAATAATTTACGAGCAGCGTCTCCTCGACCTTCAACTCTTTCATCTCTATCTAAACGGGTAGGTGAACCTGAAAATATATCTCCAAAACTACCTATGTCCTCTACATCCGCTACAAACATTTCACCAGCTGCTCCACCCATTACTCCAGCAGCAAATCTTTTAACACCTGCTTTTTCATTTAAGGCTCTAGTTCTTTCCGCCACCTTACTTGTCTCTCGTGTTATTGTTGCATATCTACCATTTTTTTTAGCATCAATTGCTCTTTTTGCTAACTTGTCTGCTATTTTAGTACCTATTTTAAATCCATAAGCACCAGGTATACCAATAGAAGTTATGGCCTCTGTTAATCTACCCGCTGCATTTGCTTCAGCTAATTCATCAAATGGATTTATTTTATCAAAGAATTGTTCTACTTTTACAGCCGTGTTTGTATCAGCTCCTAGATCTAATAGTTCAGCAGCTAAAGACACGATACCTTCTGGAACTTTTATTAATCCAGATCCTATACCTGCAATTGCAGATGTATACCAACTAGTTGGGTTATCCTCTTCAGGGCCTTTCAAAGGAGTGAATTTAGTTACCACTTTTAACTCCCTCTTAATCTAGTTGTTCCTTTTGTAGGTAGATTTTCTTTTTTTATAATATCTTCAAGTTCCTTAACTGTTATAGCATTTGGTCCTAATTTTTCTTTTTGTTTGTTTATATAATTTTTACTTTTATCACCCTTTGGTCTTTCTGGTATTAAAGTAAGTCCTCTCTCGCTAGCTATTTTTTCAGCATCAGATCTTGTAAGTTTAGTTCCTGTAACAACCTCTTCTTTTTCGTCCACACTAAGATCTATTTCTTTAATTTCTGGTATATCACTAAAGGCATAATTGTTTACAATATACCCTAGACTATCTTTAGCTATTTCTTTTTCAGCCTCACCAACTGGTTTTCTTACCTCTGTAATACCACCAGTTTTTGCATTTACAAAATACTTAATACCTTCTTTAAAATTTTTCTTATTAGCATCTACAAATGCTTTTAAATTACTTTTTACATTTAAGTCAGTTGATATGTAATTACTACCAGGGGCTAATTCACTCGCTAAAAATCCTTTAGCCTGATCATATAAAGTTCCTGTTTGATTTTTACCTGCACCATCCACATACTTATATTTAGTTGTTAAAATCTCACCCATTTGATTTGCAGCTGAAATATCGTTAGTATCGTTAAATACTTGCTCTTTTACAGTAAGAAAGTCTGCACTGCCACCAGCAGCCTCTGTTTGAGCCTTAACTGTTTCTCTTATTTTTGTAAGTTGGAACGCTTGATCCTCATTTATTAATCTCTTCTCATAAGCTCGTTTTTCTTGTTCTGTCATTTTTTCATAGGCTCTTGCTTCTCTTAACAATTTAGCATCTAAAGCTTCTTTTCTATCTCTATCTAAAAGCTCATAAGCTCTTGTTTGTTTTAATAAATTAATTTCAAATGCCTGTTTCTTAGCGGCTGTTAAATCATTATATGCTCTGTTATCTAAAGTAGAGGCTCTTAAATAGTTTCTTTCATCTTTAGTTATGTAATTTTTGTAATCCCTTTCATCAGCTGTTAACGCTAAATTGTATCTTTGATCATCTGCTCTTGCTTGATCGGCTAATCCCAACTCAGTTCCTTTTAATCTAAGACTTCTTTCAAACTCCGCTTCTTTACCTAGCCTATCTAACAAAGCTTTATTAGCTGGACCTAATTTTGAAATAGCATCTGCGAAACCAGTGGCCGTTGCTATCTGTGGACCTGCAGTTAGAAGAAAAGTAGTTAAGGGATCTGTACCTTGGTATCCACCTACACCTTCTCTTAATTGAGCTATATACTCCGAAATTGATCTAGGTTCTTCTATTTTCATTTTACTTTTAAAAGCCTCGGGACTTTTATAGCCTTCTAATTCTATACCTTTAGCTTCTTCAGCAATATCAGGGGCTAAAGCTGTTAATTGATCTGCTAATATTTTTTCTCTATCCTCAAATCCTTTTGGATCAAATTTTAAAAAATCTACCTCAGGGTTAGGATAACCACTTTGAGCCTTAACTCTATCTGTAATACCAGACATAATACCAACACCGACGTTACCGCCTTTTCTAAACATTGGTCTTTTAAAAGTTCTGCTCATATTAATTAGATGATCCAAAGGGTAATGCTCTATATATCCCTGCTAATGTTGCACCTGCTCCAAGAGCTGTTGCTAGAGGATTTGGACTAGGTTCTGTTATTTGTCTAGTTTGACCTGGGTATCCAGCTATTAAACCTGTTACACCAGTGCCATAAGCCTGAGCAGCACCTAATGGTTGATTTAATTGTTGTTGAGCCAACTGTTGTTGAGCTGATAATTGAGCTTGTCTTTGAGCTTGATTCTGTGCACCTAAAGTTGTTAATGCTCCAACATCTTGACCTAAGAAAGCTTGTTGTGCTCTACCTAATCCTAATTGATTAGCTGCTAAAGCTTGTTGATTTTGGAATGCTTGTTGAGCTAAATTTTGAGCTTGTCCAAAACCTTGTTGTAATAATTGTGCCTGTAATGCTGCACGGTTCCTGTCGCTTGCTGTTTGGTACTCGGCTCTTTGAACACCTTCTCTACCACCTCCGAGAACACCTCTGCTCACAGCTTGAGCAGCAATGTTAGGTATACCTTTTGCTGCCTGAACATCAAACTCTTGTAACGTGGCATCTATAACATCTTGTTGATACGGAGACATAAATGCTTGATAAGCTGTTGGCCCTGTTAGTGTTCCAGCCTGAGCTTCTCTTGCAGCTGCAGATTGTAAGAATGGTTGGTATGCTCCCAAACCTTGTGTAGCTAATTGTTGAGCCGCCGCCTGTAAAGGATCTTGGGCAGCTACAAACTGTGGTCCAAATACTTTAGAAAGATCTGCTGCTTTAAGTTGACCTGTTGCAGCTGCAAGATCTGCTAAAAATGTTTTACCTGCCGCTTCAATAAACGGTGCGGGTAATATACGTTGTGTAGTTTCTTCGGCCATTATGCTACCTTATTCTCCAATCTCTTCATTTGATCATACATTTTTTGTGCTCCTTTTTCAATGCTGCCATCGCCAGCACCTCTAACAGCATCAGCTGTCATTACAAATTCATTTTTACTTAACATAGCTGGTACATCATCAGCTCTCTCTTTTATACCTACGGGCACAAAACCACCTTCATCTCTGTAGTCTCTTTCCCGTACACCAGCTTGATTAGTTCTCATAATACCTGTTGGCATGCCACCAGCAGCTTTTTTATTCTTTTCGTATTCTTTAAGAAGTTCCATTAGCTTTTCCATTCTATTAGCTTTTTTCTTTAGCTCATAGTTTTTAACTTCACCTCTTGCTAATCCAGGCATAGTCTCCTCTAATTCTTTTTCAGTCATAAATTTAACACTATCTTTTAAACCAACTCTACCACCTGTTGCATATTCACTTGTATTAGTTTCTACAAATTCTTGTATCTCTGTTTCGTCTGCGTCTGGATTTAATTTAGTATAATAATCTCTTAAATATTTTGATACCGCCACTTTGTCTTGAGTAATGGCTTTTACTTCATCGCCGCTAAATCCATCTGCTAATAATAAACTTACGAGACCACTACCTACTCCTAGCTTAGTTCCCGTTCCAGCACCTTTAAACTTTTCTATAAGACTACTGAACAAACCTTCTTTACCTATGGCATCGGGTATTCCGGGTGTCCCAAATAATCTAGTTCCTAATGCAGTCTTACCAAGACCAGCAAAAGGCCCCATACCTGCTAATCCAAAACCACCAGCTAATAATAAACCTTTACCGACAGGGGATTTAATAAGGTTTTTAACACCTTTACCTATACTTTTTACTAGGCTTCCTAATCCGTATAATTGTCTGGGTTGTTGCATTCGTGATATTGCCATAATTTTGTCTAATTTAAAGTTAAGGGCAGGCGTACTAATCCTGAAATATCACACTTTATTTGATTTTTTTACTATCGTCAACAGGTTTTAAGTTATCAAAAAATCTACCAGAATATTGGTATTCTCCTACATGGCTTATGTAATCCATTATATAAATGTATAGTTTACCACCCATGTCTGTCCACCTTTGACAAAAACCAAAATCTTCACCAAAACAACGTTTAGTTTCTGGGTCGTGGATTGTATCAAAAAAGTTATAAAAATTTTGTTTTTTAACCTCTTTACCATTTATATTAGTTGGTTGAAATATCTCTAGCTCAGGGTAATGTTTTATCATTTTCTCTAACGTAGTTCTTTTAATTAACATACAGCCTGTAGGAGCATGAGTTACTTCAACTATTCCCTTATCTGAAGCAATGTGTTCTTGATCTTCTAGTTTTATAGGAAAAGTTAAACCTGGTGCTTTTAATTCTCGTACTGATTTAGCTTTATCTTTTTGACTCCAAACCTTATCCCAATCAAAAGACTTCATAGGATATGGACATGAGATTATATCTTTATCTGCGTTTAACATTTTTTCTATTGTTTCAAAATCAAAATCAATATCCGAGTCGATAAATAATAAGTGTGTATATCCATCTATATGATTTAAAGTTTCAGCCACACAAAGGTTTCTTCCTTGTGTTACCAATGATGATTTCATTAAAGTAAAACTAACTAAAATATTATTATTAATACAAGCTTGTTGAAACTTTAACACGGCTTGACAATAATGCATAGAAACATCGCTATGCACAGGTGTGCATACCATTATCTTGTAAGGCGATTCTCCAAGATGTATTGTTTTTACATTACCTTTCTTTTCGTGGCTCGTAAACCATATCGGCTGATTTGGATCTTGCATCTATTACTCCTTTTAAAAATGTTGTCCATTGAATTGCAACTTTACCCCAATTATAATAAACGTTGGCGTAGGCTGATTGAGATTCTAAATGGTTATGTATTTGTTTTGCATGCATAGTTTTAGCTGCTTGTTCTATTGCAAAACCAAATTTTTGAGCCAACGCTCTGTTATTATCCTCATAAGGAATATACATTGGAAACTCCGCACCTGTTTCATACAAAGCACCAAAGTCTGTAGTTATACAATATAAACCGGCTGCCATGCATTCTAATAAAGATATGCAAAAAGTTTCTTCAAAAATACTAGGATAAACATACATATGATAATTTTTTAAATTTTCTTTTATGTATCTATTAGGCTTGTATCCTATGTAGTTTACATTAGGTAAAGCCTCTGCTTGCTCGTAAAGTTCTTTGTAATATTTATCATTCTGATCGTAAAAGTCTTTTCCATAAACTTCGGTAGAAGAATAGACATCTAGAGTTATTAAAGGATTCTTAACTAATTGCATGGCACCTAGTAATACAGATAAGCCACGCCATGGTGTGTTTTGATGAATTATTTTTATCTGGTTTCCTTCTTGATAAGGTGTAGATTTTTCTATTTTATCTATACCATTTTTTATAACCACACATTTATTAGTAGGAATGTTAAAATGATTTCTATATTTTTCATAAGTCCAATGAGAATTAAACACATACCAATCATACTTACTGTGATTAGCTGGGTTCTTAAACCAAGGGAATAAGTTAGGTTGATCATAGGAATTTTTTTGCCAAAGAATATTTGGTTTGGTTGGATGTAATGGTATTTTTTCTGGAACCGAAGTGCATATCTGCACTTGATCTAACAAACTTTTATCTACGTGTTTTTCTAAATATTCAAATTGTAGTTCTGTTCCACCCTTAGGGCTTTGGTTTCTTATTTTCATTATTTATTTTTTATCAATAATATAACTTACTGATGTCCTCCAATATGGTATTTTTTTTATAGGTTCTGATTTGTGTAATTGATGAGACTCAAATAATATAAAAGTGCCTGGTTTATATTTAATAACCTCTCCTTCTATATTTAATTCTCCACCCCAATCTTCAGCCCATTGAGGTGAAAAAAATCCTACAATGCTATAAGTGTTTTCTTCAACGTCTTGATGAAATTCTGTATAGTGATTGTCGTTTTGAGCGTTCAAAGCTATTCTTCTTATGATCCTGCTCATTGAAAAATTGTGTTGTTTTTTTAACTCTGCATTTATTCTATCAAACAAACAATTAAAATAGCCTATCCAATATTGATTATTGAGATTAACTTTTCCATTTTCTACAAGTGTTACACCAGGAAATGCTCCACCAGGGGTATCTGAACTACTGCTTCTAGCCAAGTTCCAAATATGATCTCTAACTAAACCTTCATATAAAGAAAAACAATCTTGTAAATTTAAAACATTATTTATTACTTTTATCATTGTTTTCATTCATTACTTTCTGAAATACTTCTAAACCCTTATTAGTAACTTGCACAATGACATCCTGAACAATATCAGGTCCTTCCATTTTCTCAGAAGAAGTCTTACCTGTCTTTGTGTTTCTATAAGTAGTTATCGTCGTACAGTCTATCTTTATAGTATTATCCGTTTTCATTCTCTCTGTTTATTAAAGCATAACTTATGGCACCTTGTATTGTATTACTGCCTGTTGCTGCTTGCACTGTTATAGCATCACCTGCTTCTAAATTCAAGCTTTGAGGTGTGGCATTTACTTGTGATTTAGCCGCTACCTCATCCCTAAAAAATTCATATTCAGTGCTCGAATCAGATGAGTCAACTAAGTTCATATTTACCAAAATGCCTGATGACGCATCATTGTTTGCACAATATATAGATTTAACTATAATTGTTCCATCTGTAGGGCAAGTAAGAACAGTTGTTTTACCAGTACCTGATTGTTTAAAACCTTGATTTTTATAAAAAATACTCATGATAAAAAATAATTAAACGCATCTTGTTCGTTTTTTAAATCTTGTTGAAAAGAAAAATTAAGTTGTTGCTTCATAGTGGTTAAAGACTCTATAATCTGTCTTTGATTTTCTACTTCATACTCTGATTTAGGTTCAGGTATGTAGTTAGTTATCTTCGCCATTATACAAATTCACCAGTGTCTGGTCCAAAGTCTGCAGCTCCAAATCCGCCACCACCTCCTGATCCTCCTGATCCTCCTGATCCTCCTGAATAAGATTGATCTTCAAATGCAAAATCTCTTCTAGGTTTTGTAGGAGGTTTTTTAGGAGTCTTTTCCATAGGAAACTCTCCTCCACCTGTAAAGTCTTCCGCAATTTGTGATCCTCTATTAATTAATCTTTGTTGTTTTTGCGTTATTAAATTAGTAGGATTTCTTTGATTTTTTAATAGACTAGCCAAGTTTGTGTAAGCTCCTTGTATTTTACCAATCGGATAAGTTGCACCAAATTGTTTTGGCTCCATGATATTAGATATTATCTTAAAAATTCCCGTTGGAGTATCTGTAAACATCGCGTCTACATTTTTACCTTCTTTTGTTTGATATAAACCTGATCTCATATTTCTAAATGCGTCTATTTCAGTTGGAACAAATTCAAATCTGCCTGGAGCTAATTTAGTATAAACATTTCTAACTACAGTTTTTTTATCACTTAAATCTAAATCGCCAAAATCACCCCCTCCTCCACGAAATTCATCATTAGGTCCTCTCCCTGCTTGAAATAGTGTTTCTATGCCAGTAGGTTTTTCCGCTTCTGGTAGGAAAGGTAAAACAGGACCTATAGTTTTGGGAGGTGGTGGAAAGATACCACTTATGTCAGGTAAACCCTGATTTAAATATTCTTGTGCTAAATCAAATAAAGTGTTTGCCATTATCTTCTACCATCTGGTTGAGCATCTAGTCTAAGAGTCCCATATCTCCATGTTTCTCCCACAGATTCGTTTTCTATTCTAAGAGATACTAATCTTCCTCTTGCTCTGGTATCTACTTTATCAGTTGTTGATGTAACTGTAAAGGGTCCAAGTGGAGAACTAACTGGAGTGTCATCAGGAAAATCACTCACAAAAAGGGTTATTTTAGCATTTCCTTCTTGATATTTAAAATCAGGTATGAATCTTTTAACAGACATAATAAACTCTCCGTCTCCTCTATAATCAACCACACCAGTTGATTGGCCTAAAGCACTTCTTCTAGAAGTTATGTCGTAGTCACCAGATCTAATAAATGCAGGTATAGCAGTTGTGGATGTGCTATTAACTTGATCGGTGCCAGTTTCATGTTCGTAATATATAGAGGCTCCGTACTTATTTGTTATTCCTAAAATGTCTGGAAAAACAGGCGTGAGTGTGTCTTCATAATCAGTGGCATAAGGCTTGTCAAACACACCTTGATCTTGATATGTAGTTCTATCTAAAGTAGAGGTAGTCCAACAATTTTCTGCATAATTATATGTCACACACCTATCAATCTGATCAGAGCCATCCTTTGCATAAAACCAATTAACCTCCGTGTATAAATTATTTGATCCAGAAAATATAACATCACTAGAACCAAAATTTAATCCTAGGTTAGTTCCATCGGTTGTAAAAACAAAATCCTCCACAAGAGATGGTAAAGATTTAACTGTTCCGTCATATGCAAAAAACCCTCCTTGTGTTCCCATCCAAAACACGGCTCCATTAACATAAGAGGCTGCGTGTTGACCTATACATCCACAATTTGTGCCCACTTGTCTAACTGAAAAAGTAAATGGTGGACCTACAAATTGTATTACATAGGCTGCTAAATCTGTTATTACAAAAACATAGTCTTTACCTTGAATAGCTGCTCTAATCTCATTACCTGTATCTAATCTAAAAGTACCCGCTGTATTAGTGGCTGTGGGTGCATATGTATTAAGATCTTCTTGATTAGAAAATCTTACAAACATGGGATCTTGTGTGGTTGGATCACCAATCGTTGTTTCAGTTCCAAAGTGAAACAAATGCCTGTCTCTGTCTGAGACTAATGTAAATCTAGTGGCGGTTGGATTGTTAGTGGTTTGAAAATTTGACGTAGATTGAGATGCTCTAATTGTTCTAGCGTTAGATGCTCCCGCGTCCCATGTAAAAGTTTCTCCATTAAAGATCGTAGCTACTAATACTTCACCAAAATTATCAAGACTCCAGTTTCCTGAATCTAAAACAACATCACTTGTTGCTCTAGCCGTTCCCCAAGTGGATGTGTTCCAAGTGGATGTGCTCCATCCATATCCGGTTGTTTGAGTGGTTGGTCCAACAATGACATAGGGATTAACTGTTGCAGCTCCAGCAGCAGTCATTCCAGAACCTGTTTCTACACTAGCTGCTTGTATCGTAAATTTATCGATATCAGGCACCGTTAATATTTCATAAGTTTTTTGTAAGTCTGCAGCTGTAAATGCACTAGCTCCAGTGACTGTTACACCAGATAAAGTAATGTACCTTCCTACAGCTAATCCATGAGATCCTTTGTTGATTGTAACAACGTTTGAATTATTTACGGTGGTAAGAGTGCACCCTGTGATTGCTGTATCTAATGGACTGATATCATAAAAATCATTTCCATAATATAAAAATAAACCTTGTGATGTTCCAATGGCTGCATATTTTTCTCCTGAAAAACTAGTAAAAGCTACCTGAGCCCTAGCTGCTCCTGGTAAAGTTTTATTACCTGCAGTTAATTGTAACCAACCACCTATTTTTTCTGGTAACCCATACCTAAATCTAACAAAATCACCATCAGTCCATTGACCTTCAGCCCCTGATTCAGTATCTTGTTTGTTAAACCCAGCCTTGAAATTTAATTTTTGTAGCATATAGTGCTTTATATATTAAAAATATAGAGAATGAAAGTATCAATATAATGGATCATTTGGAAGCTATTGTTGAATTAAAAAATATAATAAACCCTGATTTTTCTAAAAAAATAATTTCCCTTATAGATAAGAGGGCAAATAAAAATCTTACAGTTGGTTTAGGTGATATAAATACAAAAATAAGGAATGTAAAAGGTTATCAATTGGATTTTAAAACTCCAACTAATTTATTTTATTGGAACTATGTTAAACACGAGATAACCAGAGTGTATGGTTTTTATAAGGCTAAGTTTCCAATGATGACCAGTAGTAAAATAAATCAAATAGATTTACTAAAATATTCAATGGGGGGAAAATATGAAGTTCATACTGATCACTTTACTGATAACGTTAGAAGTTTAAGTGTAATAATAAATTTAAATGAAGGGTATGAAGGTGGTGATTTAATATTTACTAATCAAAAAAAAGTTGAACTTAAAACAATAAAACTTGGAAAAGGATCTATAGTTTTTTTTCCAAGTAATTTTATGTATCCACATAGTATAACGCCAATAACAAAAGGAGTGAGATATAGCATAGTATCATGGCTTCAGTAAATTTTAAAATTATTAAAAATTTTTTTTCAAAAGAAGAGTTAAGTATATTGCAGCCTTATTGCTATTATCAGTTAGATTCTGATACAGGATATCAATTAGATGGCCAATCCTTTTCACCTTCTTGGTATAAAGATTCTTTAATGACTTCCTTTTTAGATTTAAAATTAGATTTAATGAAAAAAGAAACAGGTTTAGAATTACTTCCAACTTATGCCTACTGGAGATACTATATCTTTGGCGCAACCTTAGAAACACATACCGACAGACCATCATGTGAAATTTCTATTAGTGCCTGTATAAAAAAATATGATGATTGGCCTTTTGTAATAGAGAATAATATTTTAGAACTAGAAGAGGGAGATGGTTTACTATATGCTGGTTGTGATCAAAAACATGGAAGACCTGGAACATATAAAGGTGATGGAATGGCTCAAGTTTTTTTTCATTACGTAGATAGAAATGGTCCATATGCAAGCTTTGCTTATGATAAATGTTCTAAAACCACAGGAGAAAAAGAGTGATGAAAGAAAAAACAATAAACATTACTAACTTTATTGGAGTGTATGATAATTATATTACTAAAGAAGAGTGTGATAAAGCAATTCAATTATTTGAAAATCAAAACAAATTTAATAAAACCGTTAACAGATCTGTTTTTGAAGGTGCGAAATTAACGCAAAAACAAGATCTGCAATTTTTTGCAGCCCCAGATAATATAGATGTATGGTGGAAAGATGTAAAAGTTTTAAAAGTAAATTATGAAATTGCGTTAAAACATTATGTAGATAATACAGGGATAGGTGATTTTTACCCCGATCTAGATTATACAACTTTTAAAATTCAAAAAACCCTACCCACTCAAGGTTATCATCTCTGGCATGTTGAACATATGCCAGGTTTTTATTATTCATCAAGGGTTTTAGTTTTTACCATTTATTTAAATGATGTAGAAGAAGGTGGTGAAACAGAATTTTTACATTTTTCAAAAAGAGTAAAACCTAAAACTGGAAGAATAGTTATTTGGCCTGCAGCTTTTCCTTATGTGCACAGAGGTAATCCACCATTGTCTGGTAAAAAATATATTCTAACTTCTTGGATGATGCTTAAATAATGATTAAAGTATTAGATAATTTTTTTGAAAAAAATGATTTAAAAATTGTACAAGATTTTACTTTGAATAAAGCTTTTTATTCACCTTGTTTTCTTGAAGGCACCACAGAAAAAAATAAAGAAAATTTTTATGGTAATAGATGGTATTTTACTGATCAACCTAAGATTGAAAAAATATTTACTAAACAACTTGAAAAAAAATTTAATATTAAAATTAATAACATACAACACAGTTCAGGGATAGATCAAAGAAATTTAAGTCATTTTATTCCACATGATGATGTAACAATTTCTAAATTAAATGCTCTTATAATGATCAGTGGACCCACTGCAGTAACTAATGGAATTGTTTTTTATACAAAAGGTGAATTAGATATTCACATAGGTTTTAGAGAAAACAGGGCTGTTTTATTTCCGTCTAATTGGATTCATTCCCCTCACAAAAGTGAAGTTGTAAATCTTAAAAGATATACTGCAACCTTGTTTATAGAAGATTATGAAGAATAAGAAGTTGGTCTAGCCCCAAGTCTAGCAACTTTGTCATCTGAAGTTTCACCTTCAACGTTATCATTATCCCAATCAGATTGTAATTGAGCTAAGTGAGCAGCGTCCCATTTAGAAGAGAATTGACTGATATCACCTAGGTTTGCATCTGCATAAGTTGTATGTTGAGTTCCATCTCTATACTCTACTTCGTCAGAAGGTGTAGATGTTCCGTATTGAATAGCCCAAATATTAGAAAACTTAGAATCAGACCAAAAAGAATCATCAGAAATTACATAACCAATACCTTCAGAAGCACCTTCTGCGTAATTTTTAATAATACATTTGTCTTCAAATACTACTGTCCAATTTGCGTTAGTTGCCATTTTTTCTCCTATGTCTTAATTATGTAAATAATTGTTAAATAAGGTTGAAGTATCGCCCCTGATACCGCATCTCCACTAAATGTTGCACTCATGTTATGAGAGTGACCTGAGCCTGATCCAGTACTACCTGTGCTTCCTCCAGGTTTAGTAGCTGTTCCTAAAGATCCTCCAGGGTTAGTTTGAAAAGCACCGGAGCCAGTAGAGGCTGGGTGAGTGTGAGAGGCAAGTTGTGAGGTTGAAAGAGTTGCGTTTGCAGTGGTTCCTCCAATGTTACCTGTAGCGGTTATAGAAACTGTGTTTGCTCCACCCGTTGATGCCAGAGCTTTAGTTCCAGATTTACCCATTGCCACGTTATCTTGTAGATCAGGTAAATTAAAGGTTGATGCACCGTCCCCAGCGCCATAAGTTGTACCTACAATAGCAAATAATGCAGAGTATGTAGATCTTGAAACTGCTGCTCCATTACACTCTAAAAAACCTGTTGGCACTGATGAAGAAGACCATGGCACAATAGTCGCCGTTGGAATTCCTTCGATACCAGTAAGGTTTGCTCCAGAAAAATCGTATTTTGTTGCTTCGTAATTTGACATATTATTTCTCCGTGTAAGTCCATCCTGTTGTAGCATCTCCTGAGAATACTAATGAAAAAGCTGCGCCTTGTGTGTTAACTACAAGATCAGATGCTGCATTAGCTATATTAGAAGAATTTCTACCGACAGTCAATGCGTTAGAATTAAAATCATAACCTTGGTCCACAAAAGAAACTTCATCACCCGTTGCTGGTGATGCAGGTAGTGTAATGGTTACTCCGCCACCATTTGTGTTTACCAAAAGTTTTGCCCCTGCTTGAACTGTTTCAGCGGCAGATACTGCTCTCCACTTTCTATATTCGTTTGTTTTAACTACATTAGTACCATCAGAATATAAAATATAACAATTACCCTCACATAGTAAAACTCCAGTTCCAGATGAAGTTTTAAAAGTTAATGTATTTCCTGCGTGATCGCAGTCGTTTTGTACAATATAAGTTTTTTCTATAGAATCTGGTATTGTTACGTTTAAGTTTCCAGCCAAGGTGCCTGTTAATCTAATTACGTCGTTCTTACCATTAGATAAAGCACCATTACTAAAAGTAAGAGCTCTACTCGCATTAGTTACGTTAAAAGTTGTAAAACCACCAATAGCTTGTTCTAGAATTAATAGATTTGTATTTGTAATTTGTCCCCATGTTCCCGAGTTTTCACCGGTTGCTTGGACTGTGAGTTTTAGGTTAGCTGATGTTGAATTCGCCATATTTTATTCCTTATGTATTCATTTTATTAAAAATAAGAGTTTCTGTCAAACTCATTATGCAGCCACCTCTCGCCATCCTGGAGGATCTATAGGTGCTGAACCTGTATCTATCTCGTTCCAGATTAAAGCATTACCATTTCCTTGGTTCATAGTCAACCCTAAACCAGTTACTGAAACATCTACGTGAATAATAGGTGTTACACTAGCTAATTGAGCGTTCATAGATATACCTGTTACATCTACTTCTTGGCTTGGAACAGCTGTAACACTAGATAAAGCAGCAGTCATTGGAATGCCTGTAGGAATATCGATGTAATCAACAATGCCTACTGCATTTCCTAAAGATGCAATCATTGCTTCTCCAGTGATATTAGCATCAGGGGCTGGATCTACATTACCAAGAGTTGCTTGTGCTACATTTAAAGTGTTGAGAAGTAAATCAGCATTTCCTGTGACAGACTCGGGTGCACTTACCGCCGCTGCCATGGCTATTCCAGTCACATCGACATTTGCAAATTGACCTTCTACTCCCCACGCATTTACATTCCAACCTTGTCTACCCCAACCAGTTTGATTAAATGCCTCTATGGTTCCAAGGCCCATGGACATTCCAATACCTGTAGCCATTGCATCAGGGCTGGCATCTGCTGTTCCTAAATTTGAGGTTAATGCATTACCTGTTGGAAATGCTTTTGTTTGAATATCTATATTTGTGTTTGTTCCCAGATTAGCGGTCATTAATTGACCGTTGTTTGTGGATGGAGTTGCGGTTACATCGATGTGAATTGCTGGACTACCTAAAGCTCCTGTTAAGGCAATACCTGTAGGAAGAACGTTTCCAGCGATGTTCCAAGCAAAATCACCCCAATTGGCTCTACCCCAACCTACATTAATTTCACCAACAGTTGATTCGTCCCCTAAAGTTGCAGTTAGGGCGATACCCGTAGGTATTAAAGTCGGGTTTGCTGAATCGTTCCATTGGTTCTGGCCCCAAAAGCCGGTATTCCAAGTCCCTGATGCCATAGGAGTTTACCTCCTAATTAACCAGAGATTCTTAAAATCGCTGCTGTTGAAGTTTGAGCTGGAAACTGAATTGTGAAAACTCCAGACGTAGCTGTTTTATCTCCTCCAAAATCTAAAACTGCCACCGCTGAATTTGAAAACGATGTGTTGTAGATTAATGCTCCTCTAGCAGTAATAGTGACCCCAGTAAAAGATCTGTCTGCAAAGTCTACTCTTGCCACACCAGCTGTAATTGAAGTTGCTAGGTTAACTAGCTTTCCACCACCAGAAGTATATTGTCCTGAGTTTGAAACCTCGTTTCCAGTTGTGAAAGAAGTTGTTGCTGAGTTTAGAGTTGCTGAAGAAGTATAAAGAGCTATTTTAAAAATATCACCAGAGGGTGCCGCTGTAAAATCTTGGTCACCATCTAATAATTGTTTTTTAAATGAGTTTGCAATTGCTTGTGTTATAGCCATTTTTTTTCTCCTATTTACCTATACGAGGAACACCACTTTGATATTCATCTCGTCTTCTTCTTCCCATTTGTTCTATTGAGAAGCCTTCTACCACTTGTTTATACTTTCCTTCGTATAATTGCAAGAGATCATTTGGCCCTTTTAAAAAACCATATGCCTCTACTAGACACGCATATAAAAGTCCGTTGGGAAATTGCAGGCTTAAATATGTAGTAGGAACTGTACTAGATAATCCATCTGGTTTCAAGATATAATTTAATTGTATTGTGTAGGTCTGGTCAGGTGTGGGAGCCACAACTATTGTGTCTTCATCCCAGTTGCTGTAATATTTAGGGGTTCCTTGGACTCCCAAATTGTTAAATTCGGACATAAAACTGGTATCTCTGTATTGTAAGAAATCTCTGTCATTAGCCACTCCAACACCTGCAGAATCTACTATTTGAGCAGATCTAATTACCAACAGGTTTTGAGGGGTGTCTATAAATCTTTGACTAGCCACCATTTGAGCAGTTACGTATCTTCTATTATTGTCGGAATCTACATCTCTTAAAATTCTAAACTCTGCATTTTCAATAAAACCATTTACAATAGTATCAGTTAAAACCGTGCTTGTAACCTCCGTGTAGTCTCTAATTTTTTGTACTAATTCTGTGTATGTCATGATATACTTACCGTTATATCTCCTAAAGTTAAACTTGCTTCTCTTCTTCTATTTATATCAGATGGATTTTCTGGCACCATGGAATTATTACTTTGATCCTGAAAAGAAAAAGATCCAGGTAAACTTAAATCGGCAATAATTCCTCCACCACCTCCAGTGTTTAAATCAAAACGTTGTGGTCTCGCTTGTTCCAATCCTTGAGGATCCGCAACAAAAGGTTTTGGCTCCAGCTGTGGTTGTTTACGTTCATATTCTGTAATATGAACAAACGCGCCATTCCATTCTGTAACCATTTCTCTCCACGGAAATGCTTGACCGCTTCTATCTGAAATTGCTAATGCGTATTTTCCTTTTGCAAACTTTGCCATTATATCTCCGGATAATAAGTTTTAGGTGAAATGTAAACACTAGCAGGTGAACCATCTTCTGCTAACGCTCTTTGTATTTCATCCTCATAAATTAATTTCATCTCTTGTATTCTTTGTGGTGCTTTTTTCATAGCCATATAATATGCTAAACCTGCACACATACATGGTACAAACCTGTTAACAACATCAGCTTCGTTTGTGTATTTACCTGCATCTTGAATTCTTTTAACATAATAGAAATATAAATATTCACCAGCTTGTGTACTACCTGGTGTTAAATATAAAGTTACTGTAACTTTATCTATAAACCTTTGAACAAAATATTGTGATGGTTGGCCAGTGGAACTTTTATTTGAGAAAGCTTGGTATTGAGATCTATTAATTTTTGAAAGTGGTGTGTCTACGTCACTTGAATTTCTATAACTGGCTTCTAAAATATCTGAAACCATATCCACAAAATTAGTCACAGCATCACCAGAAGCATGAGATGCAGCGGTTGTACCATCAGCTCCTCGATCAGAGGCTGAACATAAAATATTATTACCTGAAATCGAAGTATAGGTTATTACTTCGGAATTAATTCTTATCTTACCTGTGGCATTCATATTTTTAGTTGATGCTACTGGAATTGTAGTGGCTGAATCTGTAATCCCTGATGATAGAGTTGTGGTTATACCATTTGCATTACCGTCAGATGGAGATCTAAATATTGTATATTCATTTTGATTTTCTACCAAACTGATAGCAGTTCTTGCTACCTCCCAAAAATGTAAACCTCTGTTATCCCATTCTTGAAACATTATATTTAAAGAACGTCTTGCAGATCTTAAATCATTCCCTGAATAATCAAAAAATCCTAATCTTTCAAAAGCTTCAGTAATAATATCATCTATCGAGAGAAATTTCTCGAATGTACTTGTGCCTGAAAAAGCCACTTTGCCTCCTAGTTATAAAATACAGAGCAAACTGTTACGTGTTCAGTAGTAAAAGCAACTGTTAAATTTGTTTCAAACAAAATAGGTCCAGGAAAATTAATTACAATTGGACTACCTGCAGATGCAGTTCCGCTTGTTTTATATTTAAATTTTACTGTCCCTGCAGCCCCACCATCTTTCAAGTGAAAATCACCTGAGGCAGCAGTTGTGTTTAACACAACACCTAAAGCTCTTGTTCTTCCAGTTTTTACAACTTTGTTTTCAGTAGTAACATTAGCATTAGAAATGTCACCAGTGCTTCCAAATGTTTGCATATTCTTCTCCTTAATTTTTAGGGGACTCTTCTAAACAAGTCGAGTCCCCATTAATTATTTATTAGATATTACCAATAAGTTCAGAAGCATTTCTGTTCTGAGTTGCACTAATGTAATCTAATTTTGTTACTCTCTGTCCAGAAGCAGAAGCTGATACTGAAGCTGCAAACATTTGCATATCATCAGTATTAATATTTGATGTAACAGTTGCTGCTAGCTCTCTGTTTACAAAAAACTCAACTTTTCCAGCTTTATCTACTCTAAACCCTACAGTGTCATAAGAACTATCAGTGATAGTGTATGCAGTGTGTTGAACTTGATTTGTTCCATCCGCATTTTTAGTTACAAATCTATAAAACTGTTCACCGTTGTTAGACTCAATAGAGATTCTGTTAGCAGATCTCCATCCTGAAGTCCCAGTAAAAGTTTCAACTAATCCAGTACCATAGTCAGTAGCGTTAGCGTCATTGTTTTGAATTCTCGCTTCGTACCAAATAACTGTACCTGGGTTAGTGACTGCTCCAGAGCTATCTTTAGTTTCCGCTACAGCTTGGAAAGTGTTAGCAGTTTTTACTAAAGCTATACCGTTGTTGTCTGTAGTGTTAGCAGATGTTAAAGTTACTGCTCCGCCTACTTCATTAGATATACCAGCTGATGCGCCACCGTCTGCAATAGATGTTGACCATTCTGCTGAAGGTAAAGTGTTATAAATAAAATCGTCTTTATAACATATGTAGTTAGGATTATTATCTACTGGTAAATCCTTAAACCATTTAGTGTTATTAGCTAATCCAGCAAACATTATTGGATTTCTAAAGTGTGTTCCTGCCATGATTGTATCCTCCTAGTTAAGATATATAGTCTCTAGGCCGTCGACTATACTCGTCTATATATCATTATTAATTGTATAGTAATTAATTTATATACTAGTTTTAGATAGAGTGCAAGAGAGCCTGTAGTGCGGATAAGAATTTTCCAACGATGTAGCTTTTTGTTTAAGTTGCTACAGAAACTTGTGGAGCTACTTCCTCAATTTTATTTTGCAGATGTTCTTTTTTAGCCTCTGCCATTTTAATATCGGTAAGAACGTTCTTAACTTCTCTATCGATCTTTACCATATTAAGGGTATATCTACCCTCCTTGAGATGTTCCTGCTCCCACTGAAGATCCAGACCTCTTTTCTTCTTGTAAAGGTCCTGTAGATGTTGCATCATCTCCTCCATTTATAACCTCCTCATAGGTTATTCTTTTAATCTTGGGATTCATCATTTCTCCAAGATATTCCCATTTTATATCTTTTTTTCCTAGTTTGTCAACTATGGCATTTTCGATATCTAAGGGACCATCCAAGGAAGATATAACAAAATCAGCGTGATACTGATATGCATAAATTTGTACTCTGAATTGTTTAGGGTGCATTTTTTCTTTCTATTTTTAAAATAAGGCGGGATTGTGTCCCGCCTTAAATTTTTAAGTATTAAGCACCTTCTACGCCAAAGATACCTCTAAAGTCAGAGACACCAAATCTGTATCTCTCTCTAGCTTTGTATCTAACGTTTCCAGTATCGAAATCACCTTCCATCGCTGTTCTGATAGGTGTTCTCTCGAAATACTTCATACCGTTTGGTACATCAGTGATTAGATAGAACGCATCTGGATCAGTTAAGAAATTGTTCACTCTGTATCCTTGAGGAACCATTCCCATAGAAACAATTGCGTTGATATCATTGTCAGCTGTTGAAGTTCTACCTTGAGATTTCATTAATCTCTCAGCATTAAACTGATTCTCCGAAGGAACAATCATTTTAACTCCTCTTGCTGCAATTTTTAAACCTCTTTCATCTGTCAATTTAGCAATGTCAATAAGAGATTGCTCTAATGAAGTTTCATTAAGGTCCGCCTGTGTAGTCAACGTATTTGAAACAGTTCCCGCTATTGTTGGGTGGTTTGTTGCAAACAATGCAGAACCATCACCTGATGTGAAAGTTCCAATTGAAGGTAAACCATTTAATAATGGGTCAACTGCTTTTATTTGTTTAGTATTTGCCATGGATCTAGCTAATGCTTTTGTATATCTAGACGCAAGTCTGTCATACAAGTTATCCTCGATCGCTTCTTCAGTGATCGCGAATGCTAGTGCAATAGTTTCCATAGTGTATCTAGCTGTGTAAGTTTCTTGAGCATTGTCAAAAACTACGCCAGAACCCTCTGGTTTAACTGATGCATTTGCAAAACCAGATAACATAACTTCTTCTTCGAACGCTCTGTCTGAAGTTTCTGTTACATATATCTCAGCATGCTGATTCTCATAACGTTTATATTCCAAGCCGAACAGTGCGTTCAAACCTGGCTCTAGTTCTTTAACTAGTTGTCCTCTTGATATAGCCATAATTTAATCTCCTATTCCGCTATTATATGCCGTTATTTTTAGCATTGTATAAGTGCTCGTTGATCATAACAACAAAGTTAACGTGACCACTTGCGTGAGTTAAGTTGCTGTTATCAATATCATTCGATACACCTGTTATTTTTAGTTGAGCCGTACCAGTAGTCGTACCACCTGCGATATCTATTTCAGATTTTGAAACAAAGTTCGCAGAGTCTCCAGCTGTCACTTCCATATTACAGTTTTGGAATATGTCTGACTGCGTGTGTGCAGTAGTTTTGTTAGACTGGATCTCGAATCTTTCGTACGGATCATCTGCTACGAACGCTGAAATATCAGCCGCATTTACTTGCGAGTAATGATTTGCGAACGTAGGCTTACTTGTTGTTGGGTCAGTATAAAAGACACCATTGAGTGAACCTAACAAGAAAGCTTCAGAAGCTGCAGCTTGGTGAATTGTACCTGCTGCTGTTGCTGAAACCGCGTCTTGAAAGAAGATCGTAGTAGTATCATTTGCTGTGATACTATACTCACTTAAACCCTGGTTGTCTCTATTCTGTCCGATCTTACCAATTGGTCTTAGACCAAAGGCACTATCTTTATTTGCTCTAGCCATAGAGTCCTCCTATTATGATGCCGAAGCATCGGGTTAATTGTTCTTCGATGGTTTATGAATTCCTAATTAGGATTTCTTTGAGCCACCAAAAGTAACACGCGATTGCCTGTCGATATCGATAGGCATGCTTGGGTGCTCTTCCTTCATAAGATCGTTATCCATTGCTTCAACTTTTTCTTTATGCTGTTGAGCATAATACTCTTGTCGTTGTTGCGCGATCTCTTCTGGTACCCTAGCGAGCACTAGGCCGCCAACACCGATCACTCCCTTGTATTTGCCGTCTTCTACTATTGGATAGTCTGAATCTGGGTATTCATCAGATCTAACTAATTCATATCCAGATCTTATTCTTCCAGATACATTTTTTGTATCTTGAAATCCAATACTCTCGGCTCTTATCCATCTGTGCCTAAAACCTGTAGGCGCAGGGGGTGCATCTAATGCTGATGGTGGAGTCCAAACTTTTTTTCGAGTTTCCTTTTCTCGAGTCTG